ACGTGTCGCCCGTAAAGAATGGCGCACCAAGCACTACCGACGCACCAACTCGTGTGCGGCTCCTCTTAATCGCCCTGACCCTGATTGCTCTACGCAAAGCTCCGGTGTCCCGGGGTGCCTCTTTCTTGGCCTGCTTTTGCACCACTTTCAGTGCCGGCCGCGCCGCCTTACGGATAATCTTCCTGGCATCTTTACCCGCCAACTTGGCCAGCTTTTTGTTCAGCCTCTTGTCTCCCGTCAGGGTCATCTTGATCTGGGCCACGCCACTCCCCTGATTCTTTCAAGATGTATAGCAACTTCTTCAACTCACCTTCGTCTGCAATCTTCTCAACCGTGGCCGTCACGATTTCGTCGACCGCAATATCAATCACGATCCGTTTGACTCTCATGCTCTCTGGCAGGCCCAACGCTTCCATGGCCTGCTTGCCAACGCTGATGCCAGTAACGGCAACCATTACAGCTCCTCCCGCACCAGGAACTCCAGCTCGATATTCCGCTCGTCCATGTTCATCAGCCGCTCGATACCAAAGGTACGCGTCGTGCCGCTGCGCGTGAACCGCAGCCGGTCCCTGACCGTCACGCCCTCACGCCACCGCGTGCGGATCTTGTGCGTGGCCAGCGGATGCAACTGGTGAGCCAAGACCGCCTCCTGTCCCGTAAGTTGCTCGATCGAGCAGTGCATGTCGTACTTCTTCGCCCACGTCGGCGTGTTCTCTCCACGCGTGCCGAAGTCCGTACTCGATGCCGTGTCGGTCTGCAAAACCAGGTGATGACGAAGCTTGCCCGATCTCATCCGTAATACCCGTAGCCGTTGGAACCCAGCAGGGCCGACACGCTAAACTCCAACTCCTTGCTGATCGTGCCAATTACAAACGCCTCGCGGTTTTCGTAAAAGTGCCCGGACAGCAAACGGATTGCGTGCCGCATGCTGGGCGGAACGCTAGCCGGCGTGGACCCGTAGCCGCAGACATACTTGACCGTCACGGCGTCGTCGCGCAGCTTAGTGGAGGGCCACGTCTTATCTATGGCCGGCTTGAGCCAACCCGGACCCTCGGTCGGCGCGAACGTCTGATAGTCACTCGATGACAGCGTCGTCGAACTATTGCTGCCGTCGAAATAAGTTATTGACGTGACCGATTGAAACGGTGGAAACGGCAACTCCAGCCGATCGCTGCTGCTAGGAAACACGTCTAGCACCAGATCAACCGTGCGGTTAATCAGGGACAGACCGCCGGGCACCCCGCTCTTGCAATACTGCGTGGCCGCGTTGATCATCTGCTGCAATTCTGCGTCGTCACTGTGCCCGTCGATGCGCAGATGCCGCCGAAGGTCATCCACGGCCACTGGCTGCAGTACCTCGGTCGTCTGCTCGACGGTATACCAGTTGACGCCTTCAAGCACTCTCTCCCCCTTTCCTAACGGGCCAATATTGTGGGTATGCTCTCCGCACAATCCGCATGGACAGAACACCTTGGATTTTGTGAACAGCGTCGACGAATTCACGCATTTCGTCGGGATGTTCTCTTGGCAACGAAAGGAAACTACGATAGCAATCCATTAGCAGATCATGGCATTGCGACTCGGTTTCGGTGAATCCGCTAATACTGTCCACGGTGTCAAGCACGGCCCCGCCCCTTGGGTTTCTTGAGCATGGCCGTGGCCACGTCACCCTCGCCGCCACCCACGTGACGGGCCTGGCCACGGGCAATCATCTTGTCGGCCAGCCTCGTCGGCACGTCGTACTCTCTTCCGCCGTGGTATACGTAACGCGGCGCGGCCACGCTGCCCACTTTGGGAAAGATGTACACTCTCTTCGTGTCCGTCATGCCCATTGTCTGCACCACGCGAGGTCTTCGCGCGCCCCCGTCAGTAGGTAAACCAGCTTCTCGCTTTCGCTGCGCTTGGCTGCTGCCTGCTTGAGCGAGCCTTGCAAGACCTGCGTGCGCTGCTCCAGGTACTCCTGAAGGTTGCCGTTGGAATTGCCCAGCTCCTGCAACTCCTGCATCGCGCCGTAGAACCGCTCGCAGATGTTCGACGATTCACTCAGTTCACCCTGGGCCGCCTGCATACGGTGCTGCAACTCAAGATCGCGCGTGCGAATCTTCACGTACATTTCGCTATTATGCGTTTCGTACCCGTACAGCTTGCGGGTTTTCATCAGGTCTGATTCACCGGGTACCGTGACCTTCACGCCACGTCCGATAGCAACCCCGACCATGAACTCACAAGACGGTCGCTGCTCACCGTACTCCGAAGCCTGGGCCATGTCGCAGCCGTAGATGCCGATCTCCGTGGCACCTTCATGGATAGCCATGCCGATCAGCCAGGAAACGCTATTGGTCCAATAGTGAAAAACAGGGTTGTCGTTGAACAGCGTCCCGAACATGGCCTGCACTTCCCGGCGCGGGAATGCCAACGACCGTTTACTGTCGGGGTGTGTCTCCAGCATGTACAGCGGCTTGTCGTCGCCGTCCATCAACCACTTGTAATGGTCCTCGTTAGTCTCCTTGTGATACTCCGGATCGTGCAGCTCGAACCATCTGTCCCAGCGAGGGATTTCCCGCCAGTTGTCGGACAGTGACCAGATCTCCCACGACTCGTCGTCGTAGGGGGCCAGCACGCGAGACGAGGGAGCCTTGCCAACAATCGCAACCTTCAAAGCCTTCTTTGCCATCTGCGGCCTTTCGTAAGAATGGCCAGGCCGAGCCAGCCGGCCAAGGCTGCGGAAACCGGCGGCTCGGACCTGGGCACGAACGGAAGCTACGTGCTCTTGGTGATGAAATGCTTGAACGGAACCGTCACCGTGGAAGCAAATACGGATTTGCCATCGTGGCGGTGGAAAGCCAGGAACGCCGTCTGAGCCAGTTCCGCGTAGCGCTCGTTCAGCCGCAGCACCTGCATCGCGCGCACGTCGCGGATCTTGTAACGGTTCATGGCGCCGAACAGGATGGCCTTGGCGCCGCCCGGTCCGGTTGTGGCACCAGCAATCGAGGCCATATCCTGGTTGATCACGTACTGGTAATCTAGCAACCTGTCAGGGAATGACCCGCCGATACCCGACAGGCCCGGCAGCCAGAGGGGACGACCGTCGCTGTCAACGAGCTGCTTGACCACTTTGAACGTGGTGTCGTGGAACATGAAGCGGGCACTCGGGTCGCGCCGGTACGCCGGGTCGATTGAATGCTCAAGATCTGTCAGCTCGTTGTAAGTGACGGTATTAACGTCGCTACCAGTCGTGCCTACCAACGATTCCACAACGATACCCGCCGGCTGAACCGCGTCGGTGGCACCGGTGGTAAAGTCCGCGTTGGTACCCTTGGCGGCCCGCTCGCCCAAGGCACGACCGATCAAGCCAACCAGGTCAATGGCCGAGTCCTGCATCAGTTCCATCGGAACCAAAATGATTCCCGTGGAATACTTGAAGGCCGCCAGCGTGACCTGACCGAACCCCAGCGATTTAACGTCAGCCGCCGTATTGATCGCCACCACCGTGGAGACCTCGGTGGTATCGTTGACGGTCGGGTACGGCAGCGTGGCACCGGTATCTGTGCGGATAACCTGAGCAACTTCACGCATGCCACCGAATGCCAGCAGGGCAACTTCGATTTCCCGCATCATCTCGTTTTGGATCACGTCGCCGCCGCCGGTGGTCGTGATCGTCTGAGCCGTCGTGGCTCGATAGGTCAGCTCTTGCTGGCGGGCCCACTCCTCGACCTGTGCGATCGAGCGAGGGGCCTTCCGCATCAGCGGCACCTCGATCTCAACGGTCTGCCCCGGATTCAGATCGAAGCCGCACCGCCGGGCGTTGTCCATGTCCTTCTCTGTGAGCTTGGCCCCGGACGGATCCTTACTCAAGGCCCAGGTCCGAAATGCCCGCTGCTGGTCATCGTAGCTGGGGCGATCGTCGCCCGTCTTGGGGTTGGGCCGGTGCTCACTATGCTCGATGCGATCCTCTTTCTCTCCCAGGTGCTTTTCCAGCTGCTCCATCTTGTCAATCTGCTCGACGCGCTCGAGCAAAGCGGCCTGTTTCTCATCCATCGCGTCGAACTGGGCTTTTTCATCGTCGTTCAGGCCGCGGTTTTCTTTGCCGGCCGCTTCGACGAGCCCCCGCATCTGCGTAGCAATAGACAGACGCTCCTCGCGGAGCGACTTGGTTGATAGGGTGTCAGGCATGGATAAGGTCCCGTACAAGGCCGCGTCGCGGGCGGCAGGTGTAGAATTACAACCTGCATCCGCCCTGACTTGCACGGGTGGTATGCTGCGTTTAATTGTTGGGCAAAATGCCCAGTTCTGTCAAGTCTTGGGTCTGGGCCATGGCCCGGGCGAAGATCAGATCCCGGGGTGTGTCGATGCGGATCGACCAGTCAGGATGAACGACAATTGGAACCACCGTACTGTAGCCGTCCCAGTGCGGCATGTCTTTTCTTGTAACCATATAGATACCGCCGTCCCGGATGTACATGGGCGGCAGGCATTGCCGATCATCCCAGCAGCGTTCGCGATCCAGCCACTCAACCGCACCGATATCTCTCATCATACGTGCCGGATGGAATTCGCCCACGTCAACGAAACTGACCGCTGAATAACGGACTGAACACGCAGAAAGTAAATCGATCCGTTTGCGAAACGGGCTCGTCGGCTGCAGATACAGCACAGCGTCCCCGCCCCGCTGCTCGATCGCATGCCTCATCACAGCCACCGCCGGCGTATCGTCCTGGCAGAGCTCCGCCGGCCGCTCCAGACGCGTCATGTGCCCGGGCAGATCCGGGTAGTCCGTCGAGACCACAATCTCCGTCAGCTCGCCCCGGATCGAATCGGCCGCCAGCCAGGCCCATTCAATCAGCGACCGCCCGCAAATCTCCTGCATGTTCTTGTCCGGTATCCCCTTGCTCCCTTTGCGCGCCGGGATCACCGCCAGAATGCCCATCGCAAAACCTCTTGACGTGGTAGGGCCGCACTTCGGCCAATCGATCGACGATCCGCTGACAGACGTTGCCGTCACCGTAGAGCGTGCTGGGGTCGTGCCGCTTGCCAAACTGATAGGCATTTGCCATCCGAATGTTCTCTGGCACGCAGTCCACACGCAAAACATTTGCCCCGCACTCCCGCCCATCCTGCCGCGATCCCACCAGGACAACAGGCGTACCCCAGTAGCCCGAATCGCGAACGAAGCTTGAAGAGTTTCCCACCGCCAGGGATGCCCCGGCCAGCATCCGATAGTAATCCTCCGGCGGCAGGTTGGTGTGGTAAGTCCAGTTTCGTCTGTGCCGGTCTCGAAGCCGCCTGAGCGATTTGTGGACAGCACCAGATCCGGCATCGATGTTCGGCCAGAACCAGTCTACGCCGCCCGCCCGCAGGCTTTCAAAGATTTGTTCCACCTCCCACGCCGCCCGCTCCGGGTAGTGCGTGTCAGGGTGGTATTGGCACATTATCCGACCGCTCGGCTCAAGGGGGATGCCCTTGGCCAGGTCACTCGACGGACAGCCCACGGCCAGAATCGTATCTGGCGATTCGCCCATCTGAACGATCCGCCGCCGCGCGGCTTCGGTGGCCGGCACGTGCCAGTGGCTCAGCTTCGTAATCGCATGCCGGGCCGACTCGTCCAGACTGCCCGACACCTCCCCGCCCTGGACGTGGATTATCGATCGGTGCAGATACGCCGCCGCGATCGCCGCCCCCAACGCCTCTTGGCGGTCGCCGATGATTAGCACGTAGTCCGACGGGTTCCGATCGAGCGCGCCGGAAAACTCAGTCACCGCCGCCGCAATGCTGCGCACCCCGGTTGCCAGCGTGGCACCCTCGACGCTCGTGTGCAGCCGCTCGACGACTTTGAACCCGTCAGCCTCCACGTCGTCCGCCGGCCGCTTGAATCGGTCCAGAACCATTGACCCGGCACAGATTACCGACATCTCGTGGTGTTCGGCCAGAGCCCGCATCAGCGGCTTAAGGCGGCCATAGTTGGCGCGGTCAACCAGGACGGTTGCAATCTTCATATGCGTGCAATCACAAGTCGAGGATTAGCGGCGATGCCCAACGTCGCTGTTCCCTTCCTGATAAATCGTACGCATATCCCCATGTCAGAACCAACATGGACCCACCAATCGGATTTAAGTTTAACCGTAGACATCACCTCCCCTAAGTCAATCCACTCTTTGGGGCGACGACCATAGCGAATCCTTCGTTGCGTAAGCGATTCTATGCCAAGAGTTACCCACTTTCGGGACACACCGAACACGTGAAACACCGAATCGCCACCGATAGACAGCGACCCCCCTTCCGTAAACTCCATTATCTTCATGATGCAGCCCTTTCAATCAAACAACGGCACGCCGTCCCGGTACTCCCTGGGATCGCGTGCCGTTCCGAATTCTTTCTCGTTTGCCGACCACCCCCATGACAGCAGTTCGTCGACATCTGGGGTGAAATTAGGCTCGACTATAAGATCGCAAACGTTGCCGTTAAATTCGCCACAGTTGACTAAGACGCGATCTACCATGTAAAAGCCCTCGTCGGTAGGAATCCAAAGTTCCATTCCTTTCGATGGAACAAACGATAAGTCAATCACCCTAAAGAATTCCGTGGATTCCATCACCAAGATAAGCTGGCACTTATACATTTTTACCCTCCACGTAAACCCTCGCGTCACTCAGCCCCGCCGTCACCGCGTCCTTGTCAATCGGCCCCATCCGCTCGGCGAACCGCACCCCCTCGACTAACTGCTTTAGCTCGTCGATCGTGACACTACTCGATACGTCCGCCCCAAACTGCCGCTTGTCCCAGCAGACGTGAACCTCGATCATCTCGGCGCCAAGGTAGGCCGCGATGATACTGGGCCAGATCGTGCCGCCGTGGTCGCTCAAGCCGTTGATCAGCGGCCGCAACTCACTGAGCCCGATCTGCTCCGGCGGACACGGGTACTCAGTGGTGCACTGCAAGATAAACTTCGGGAAGCAGAGCCGATTCGCGTCCAGAATCTCTTCGGTCGTGCTCATGCCAGTCGACAGGATCACGTCCTCCGGCTCGCGCTGTACTTCCATCAACAGCCGCTTATTCGACACCTGGCCGCTACCGATCTTCCAGTAGTTGGGAAAGCCCCGGCAACGCTCGATTGCCTCGATGCAGAACGGCGTGACGATAAACTTAAGATTGCAAGCCGCCGCGCGATGGCAGAGCATACTCCACTCGCGACGGTCAAATTCCATCCGCCGCCAATATCCTTGGCGCGTATCATCCTGCGGATGGAAACTAAATCGCTTCGGCCAGCCCTCTTGGGGCGACGACTCTTGGGACGCGACGTGACACTGAAACTTGACGGCATCCACGCCCGCCTCGGCAACAGCGTCGATAAACGCATGACAGTTGCCAAGGCTGCCTTCATGGACGTTGCCGACCTCGGCCACGATTAGACAGTGTGGTCGATCTCGCTTAGACGTGTCCGTGCGTGCAGGAGATTCCCCTCCCACATGCCCACAGCCCTTTTGTGCTCCCGCCAATTGTCGTGCTCCTTCTGCCAGTCTTCCTTTGGTCCGTCGTCGCGCAACCCCGTGCTGGTCGCCCGATAGGCTGGACGCGTAACCGGACCGACATCGAACAGCCTTACGTCAGTAATCTCACGCACTTCGAATTCTTTTTCATCCCGCCAGTTGACAGCTTCGACTATGAACGCAAACGAACTTCCTCGCACATCCTGCCGACCAATACTGACAGCAACGTCCCTGGCAACCGTCGTGTCGCCAAGATCGATATCGTATCGCAACCCGTGTTCGTCCACGCTCAGCGACATTGTGCCAGCCACGTTGCTACCAAGTACCAATGACTCATCGTGGTTAAACAATCCAGAAACCTCGTCCCGGGCTATCGCTTTATCAAACGCACCAGGCATAATCCGCTCGTAAATCTTCGTTGCCAGACGAAATTGCGTGCCGGGATTGTCCGCTCGATAGAACACCGAAGCATAGCCGCAGACAATGTTTTTGCCGTCGTTCTCGCGCAATTCCGGTCGCGTATCGATGCGCTGCGTTCGCAGCTCGTTTTCAATCGATTCGCCGACAAATGCAAAACGTCTGTCAGTCATGCCCTCAACTCCTACGCACTGGGCAGGCACACCACCGGCTGCCAGGCCGTTAATGTGCGCGTAACACAATCTGGGAACACATCCGCCGTTGCCGTGCCACTGGCGTCGTTTAGCATTTTACGCACTTCCGCGAAGTATTCGCTGGCAATCTTTTTCGTGTTGTTTCCCGTAGTGCCCAGCGTACACAGCACAATCACACGCACCGCCGGCGACAGCTCCGCTTCCAGCTGCGGACGGTTGAGCCCTTCCAAGTCCTTCTCCAGCCAGTCGTGAAACGTGTCGCTGTGCTTGGCCGCTTTGACCGCATGAGCAGTCAGCCGCGTCGTCCACCGCCGCAGGATCGACGTGATCAACTCCCGGTAAGCCGCCGCCTTCATCTCGTC